CGATTTAAGAAAGAAAAGAAAAAAATGAGTAAGAAACCTAGAACAACAGGCGAACATATTGTAGCTTTGTATGGGCATATTACAGGATTAAAAAAAGATATTTCAAATTTAAAAACTAATCACATTAAACATCTTCACGAAGACGTAGAAAAAATAGATTCAAAAATTGATAAAATAACAAGTTGGATAATTTATGGACTTGGTACATTTGCAGTTGTTCTATTAGGTCAATTACTTTACATTTTCTCTAATTAGTTGTACAAGCATTTTGTATGCCTAACAAAAAAATTTTGGTTATTTCAGATATGCATGTGCCATATCATCATAAAGATTCTATAAAATTTTTAAGTGAAATTAAAAAAGAATTTAAACCAGATACAATAATCAATATTGGCGACCTATTAGATTTTCATGCAATATCAATGCACGATCACAACCCAGATTTATATTCAGCTGGTCATGAATTAAAACAAGCTAGAATTTATATTAAAGAATTAGAATCAATATTTCCAGAAATGGTAGAAGTAGATTCAAACCATTCTAGTTTAGTTTATAGACGTGCTTTAAAATATGGAATGAGTAAAGAATTTTTAAAAGACTATGGAGAATTTTTAGGAACAAAAAAATGGAAATGGGTAGAAGATTTAACTCTTACAATGTCAAATGGTCAAAGATGTTTTTTTACACATGGTAGAAGTGCAGATGTTTTAAAAGTATCTCAAACAATGGGTATGTCAGCAGTTCAAGGACACTATCACACAAAATTTGTAATATCGTGGTGGGCGAATCCTGATAACTTGTTCTTTGGCATGAACGTTGGGTGTTTGATCAACCAAAAAAGCATGGCTTTCAGCTATGCAAAAAACTTCAAAACTCGTTTTATTTTAGGTTGTGGTATTATCTTAAATGGTGTACCTAGATTACTCCCTATGGTATTAGATAATAAAGGAAATTGGATAAAACAAATAGTATGAGCTCAAATAAGCTAAAAAATACCCTTTTAAAGAGCCATAGAGCCACGCAGAGCGATGTTTCAGCATTTTCCGAGCAAGTGGGTGGAGATTGGTATAAGAAGCTTAAAATACAGCCTTTAGACTATGCAATGGATAATAACCTTAACCCATGCCAAGCAAAAGTAATTAAGTATATTTCAAGATACAACATAAAACAAAAAAACATCAAAGATCAAATCAAAGATTTAGAAAAAGCTAAACACGTTATAGATATTTTAATAGAAAAAATTAAGGAGAAATAATTATGTGGTTAAATATAGCATCTAAATTAGTTCCAGGAATTATTAAAACAGGAATGTCTATTGCTTCAAATAGAAGAAGAGCAAAAGAATTTGAATCAGTAGCAGAAATGCGTCATGCAGAAAAAATGGCAAATGGTGAAGTAGAATATCAAAAAGCAGTTATGCAAAATAATCAGCAAGGATGGAAAGACGAGTTCGTTTTGATACTTGTGTCGGCACCTGTGATGTTATTAATTTGGAGTATCTTTAGTGATGATCCAGCAATTATGGAAAAAGTTGATAAGTTTTTTGATCAGTTCAATAATATGCCCTTTTGGTATCAAGCATTATTTATAGGTGTCGTGTCAGCTATTTATGGTCTTAAAGGTGCTGACATTATGAAAAAGAAATAGTATACTGCTCACATGAGCAACGTAGATGCAGTTATAACAAGTTTAGAATTACAATTAGAAACACCAAATAATCCATTTGGAAGTTTTGTTGCTTTCCGATTTATTGATACCTATCCTAGCTTTCCCAAAGTTCAAGAAATGGTTAGCCAAATAAAAAAAAGATCAGATGTTTCGTTAGTAGATTATGAATACACTTATACAGGAATTAACGAAGATACTGATATAAAATTTTTAGAAGTTACAAGGCATTGATGTGGGGGATTTCTCCCCCAGCATTTTAATTTCTAGTTAGCTTTTCTGTAGCTAACTCATTGATTGATTGTTGCTTTAAATGATCGCAGTAAGAATGTGCATTTTTAGATTCTACCTTTGAATAGAGATATAATTTTTTTTTATCTGAAAGTTCTTTTTTAACTTTTTTATATCTTTCATCATTGGTTGCTTGTATCTTTGCATTTGCTACTGATAATGAACTATTAGTTATTTTTTCATTTACCACGTAATCAAATACTTCTTGCACTTGATCTTTGATCTCATCATATTCTATTTCAGCTTTTACTAGCCTTTTGTCTAAAGCGTCTAAGTAAGCTAAAATTTTATGAGGGTCAAAAGTTTTTGGTCTTACCTCAATATATTTTGCAAGATCACTCATTAACCTAGTTCTTGTTCGTATTGCTCTGGGTTAAATTCAGTAGCATCTCCTTGCGACCACTCTCTTTCTGAATCAGGCAACTGATCGTCCATTGGCTCTTGATTGAATTGTGGTTTAGGTTTATTGAACTGTGGATTTTGTTTTGTCTTATCGTAATAAGGAAACAATTTCCACTCGTTTGTTTTTCCTTGATAATAACCTTTTAAAACAAGATTTTGGTTATTCAAGTTTACTACTAAAATACAACCATCTTTTTTTGTAGTTGTTAATTTGGCAGTTCCGCCATTGCTACCAGATGATTTGTTCTGATAGTTATTGTACTGTGCTTTTTTATATTGCATCAGATTCTCCTTTGTTAAAGTTGTTTATACATTTCTTTAGCTTTACACATATTTAAAGCACCAAGAAAAGCATTAAACATTTGTTTATTTAATGGAAGTTCTCTAACTTCAATATTTCCTTCTTTTTTAGGTAATCTAATAATTAACCCTTTGGAAATTTTTTGTTTAGTTTCTTCCTCGTATGCTTGTCTATACGCATTTAACTGTAATGCATAGTCAAATGATATAGAGTTGCTTGTCTTAATATCTGCTAAAACAAGCTTACCTTTTCTGTCTTTCAAGATAAGGTCGAGAGTACCAGCATAGTTGTATTTTTTAGAAAATATTTTTTTTTCTAATTCTACAACATCATACTTCTCATTGTGCCACCAATCAGTAAACTTATTCCAGCAATTTACAACTGCCTTATCTGATTGTGTTGGAACTTCTTTACCTTTTAGATAGTCTTCAATTAAACCATGCACAACTGTTCCAACTAAACCAGCATCTTTTTTTATGGTTTCAGTTTTATTTTTGGCATTGTCAATTATTCTTTCAATAGAAACTCTATCTATTGTTTCGCCACTATCTAGTTTATTATTAATTGCATTTTTTATTTCTCTTATAGGTGTAGCAATTAACCAACCTACAAGCTCTGGCTTTGGAATACCATTACCGCATATTCCTGTCACACTTTCTACTTTTTTACCATCGTGATAATAAATATGTTTATCATCATCAAAGTCTAAAGTAAGACCATTTTTTAATGTATGTTTTATATACATCGTTCCTCCTAGTTAAGACGTTCAAATAATTGTAGGGCATCGTAATTATAATAATTTTGCAATGCATACAATTTTGATACATCAGTTTTTATACCTTTTTCAAACTTATATAAATCAAATATTGAAGAAAAGTATATTTTATTGTCTTCTACTACCGCTTCCGCAGTAATATCTTTTTCAAGTCTTATATTTTTAAATTTAAGACCCACTATCTGATTAAATAGCTTGGCATTTGGTTTTTTCTTAAAATCCTCTACCATACCCTTAATCATATAATTTGTTTTGATTTGTTTATTCATATTAATTAACAACTGAATGTCCTCTATTCGTTAAACATTTTTTGTAAATTGTTGGATAGGTATATTCAGCCTTGGGTGAAAGCCACAATGTACCAGCTCTAAAGTAATAGTTCCAAACATACTTGCCAGCTTCGACAAAATTATTAGTATTATCTTTAGCCAAAACCTTACAATGTTGTAGGTCATTTGTTATTTCATCTGATTTAGAATAATCAAACGTACCACTACGACCAGCCGTATCAATAACAGGCTTATATGCGCAGTTTGTTACGAACAGCATTAGCAGTATCAATGATGTCTTTTTCATGTTTCTCCTTTTCTAGTAAGTATTCATGCTCAGATTCAGCTTTTGATTTTGGTATTAAATCAACCCACTCATCAAAATAAGGGTGTGAATCATCACATTTCCATTTATATTTTTTAGTTAATTTATTAATCCAATTATATCTTTTTTCTTTCCAATCCATTAATCAACCTCTAAAAATTCTACAGTTAATTTAATTTTATGATCATGATGTTGCAGATTTTCATTATAGCTTTCAAGCAAAGGTATTAATTTTTTTAGTGTCATACCTTGTGAATTAAAATGAGCCTCCACTTCATGTTTCTTTTCTTTTTTACCATTGTTATATGGATAGTTAAGAGTAACTATATCTATTTCATCTATGTACATTTTTAGCCTTTCTAAACAATAGTTGAAGTTGTAGTTATAGTAGATCCTGATGTATGAGCTACACCATTGCTACTAGGATAATAAGTAACTGTATCTTTTGGTCTTTGCTCATATAAAGCTACTATCTTCCTTAATAGTTCTACTTCTGTTGCTAATAATCTTTTTTCAAGAACTGAGTTTTGTATTTCTAAACTCTCATTTCTTTCTTTAAGATTAGCATTTTTATTTTTTTCATCTGTTAATTTTTCAGTTAAAGTAAGATTATCTAATTCTTCACTTTTAATTATAGAATTAAGTTTATCTACTTCTTTTAAAAGTTGCTTTTTATTTTTTTTTTTCATTTATTTCCTCTATTTGTTTATAGTATTGACTTTTACATTTTTCTAAACCACTTACTAAGTCATCAAACATTATTTTCCAACCTACTGACATTCTATTTTTAGATTTTAAATTTTCTAAATCATCTAAAACATTCATTCCAGCAGATACAACGGCTTGTGCTTCATCTTTTGACAATTTTAAAATTATCATTATCTCTCTCCTTTTTTGGTTTGCACTCTTCTAGAGAATATTTGTTAATAGGAAAGTATTTATCTCTTTCTATTTTTAAACCAAATATACCTCTAAAATTTTGTAGTTCATTTATATCAATATAGCCTAATTCTTTTTCATGAATATCAGCTAATCCAAAAGCAACGTTGTCCTCTTCATTTAACTCTGTAAGGTACCAAGTCCCAGCACCAGATGGGTTAAATAATTTACAAACAACTTTAAAACTTTTTGTTCCGTCTTGTTGCTTATGATTTTCAATTAACTTATTTTTTATTTCTTTTGTAAAAAGTAGCATTATATCCTCCTAGTAAGTTATTTAATAAGTGTGGTGTTATTTTTTTTGGTATTGGTAATTTATATTTTAACCAATCTGACCAAAAACTTTTTACTTTGTATATGGCACCTATTGGCACCATATACATATTAATGTTTGATTTTTTCATATTTGTCTTAATAACCCTTTTGTTAGATCATCTTCTGTAATTGCATCAACTGTTAAATCTGGATTTTCTTCTTTAAATTTTTGAACAGCTGAAATTAAAGAAATTAAATTAGGTAGCCAAACTATTTGAGCACCCTTTGTTAAATCTTTATCAGAATAATAAATGTAAAATCTTCTATTTTTCATCATACCTCCTACAATACTAATTGATTGCCAACTCTGGCTTTTGATTGAATTGAAAAAGTATAATTATCTTGTTGATATTTTGTGCCAACATTTAAGTCCCATACTTTGTTAGCTAAAAGCAAAACACCATGAAAAGAATAATTATCTCTTAAATAAGAAATAAATTTATCTTTACTTCTAAATGATACAGTATGTCTTACAGTATCAAGATTTGCAGTTCTTCTTGTTATATTTATTCTACGCATTTTTTTTCTCCTTTTTAGTTATACGAAAAGCTTATAAAATAGTGCACAAATGGCAAATACTATTATTTCAATAAAATCAGGACTTTTTTGCTAAAAATGACAAAAAAAAACAAATTTTTGTCAAATCAAAATACAATTTTTAATTTATATAGACAATAATGTTTAAATCGGTTAATTGTAAAAAAGAGTGGTCATCATATATCACTCCCTTTCTAGTTATAAATGGGGGAAGTTTTTACCGATTTCTTCCCCCACAACTCACAGGAAAATCATGGAAATAAAAAAACAAATAGCTTCAATGCTAATAGCTTGGAGATATGCAAAAGGACAAACCCAAAGTAAAGTAGCTAAAGTTTTGGGAGTAACATTTCAGCAAGTACAAAAATATGAAAAAGGTCAGAATGGATTGTCTGCTGAAAAATTAATTTTATTTTGTCAACACTATGAAATTAATTTAAATAGTTTTGTTGATGGCGATCCTTATCAAGTTTTAGATGGTGCTACAATTCCATCTCATTATAAGGAAAAGGCATTAACAAATATAGAAAAACTAGAGGAGGTTAAAAATGATAAAGGTAGAAGTTACGAAGATATGGTTGGGCAAAGTCTCAATCCGAGAACATATCTATAAAAAAGCATTAAGAAAAA